CGTCCCACCATCCGACAAGGCCGCTGATGTTTTTCGGGCTGAACCCTGTTGCCCGTGGGCGCAGTAGACGCGGTGACATTCCCATGAAATGCGCTCTTGTAGGTTGATAGACGGTCTTAGCGGTCCAGCCAATACCGAAGGTCGCTCTTGCCGGCGTATCCAACTTTCCTGGCGACCTCCTGGCCGTCCTTCAGGCGGATGAACGTCGGCACAACTTTTATCCGGTAGCTGTCTCCCAGCTCCGAACGGGAATCCATGACGTGCAGCTTGTGCGGGTCGGCCATCTTGGGGTCTTGGGCGAAGTCCTTCTTAAAGCTCTCGCACGGGCTGCACCCCGGGCGGGTGAAGGCGATGACATCGTCGGCGATAGCTGGCACTGCCAGGGACAGGGCTAAAAGCAACACTCTCATGGCATAGGGTTAATGCCCTTCAACTGGGCAAGCCGTTCGTTGCGCAATTCCCGCAGAATCTCAGCTTGGTCCCGCAGGGCAGTGCCGATCTCACGCTGCGCCAGAGCCATCTCCTGAAGGAACGAGGCGTGGGCCGTCACCATTGGAACCACTATGTCCGTGCGCACAAACCAGAGGACGGCCGACGCCAGCGCAAGGCCGAAGCCGTACCGCTCCAGAAGTGAAAGGATCGTCGCCCGCTCGTTCATGCTGTCATCTCTGTCTTCCATTGCTTCATGGCCGCCCTGTTCGCCTCGTCGTTCGACCACCATTTCAGGAGAAGCTGGACCACCAGCGACACCAGCCCGCTTAATAGAAGCATCCATATAAAGCCATATTGCTTGGGTTCTTCGTCTGACATCACCTCGTCCATGCGGCGGATGGACTGCACCACGCCTTGGACAACCAGTTCTTGCTGATAGCCCTCTGGGGCGGCCGCAAACTCCTCCTCCTGCCAGTTTTCAATGGCAAGATCGATCCAGTTGTTGACCCGCCGCCGGCCGACCACCAGCCTGCGAACCGGCAACTGCCCCCACACGTCCTGCTTCAGTTCATCTAGCGTCATTCTTGCCCTCCTTGCACTTGCATGTGCCTGGGCAACCGCAGTCCACAATCGCAAGGCCGTCACCCGTGCGCACCTTCCCGGTGCCGTTGCACTTGCAGCTTGGGGGACATTCCTTAACGACGATGTTTTGTTTGTAATCTAGAAGGCCGTACGTGCCGTACACAGCGGCGACCGGGGCGAGGTCCCTGCGGGCGCAGCCAAGGAAAATCACCAGCAGCAGGGCGTACCTCATATGTTCCCCCTTGCTCCGTAGTCTGGCATCTTGCGCCGCGGCCAGCCCGCCACGGAGGAAAGCGCAAAGCAGGAGCAGCTATCGATGGTGTCGGCCAGCGCCCAGAACGATCCTTCTGGTATCAGCAGCTCAGTGCCGCGCACCTTGCGTCCACCTGAGTTGAAGCGGCCCCAGCTATTGAGCCACAGGACCAAAGCCTGCCCATACTTCTCATGCGTCTCTGGCCGATCATCAAAACCGATCCAACTTTGCGAGTGGCTCCATGACCCGCTCTGGCGAGACACGCCAAACTCATCTCTGGTACGGCTGAACCCAAGGCCGGAACAGTTGAACACGCCATACCCTGCGGCCAAGAAGTCTCGGACTTGCTCTCTGCCGGTGACCTTGGTGGCAGTGCGGATGAGATGCTCACGTCCAACCTTGGCGACGTTCTCCGGAGGAGGAGTTCCGCCCCACTTGGTTGCCTTGCTACCAGAGTAGGTTGTGAGATCAAACCCCAGCTCTGGGTACGGCTTGCGCGGCCACAGGCCTGCGTTGGTTGTCACCTGCCGCGCGGCATCAGAACACACCCAGCCGTTTGCCCCGCCGTGGCCACGCCACCAATAAATTGCCTCAGTCGAAAGGACGCCGTCACTGATCCCTTCTGGCGGTAGCTCAGGAGCGCCTTCGATCCGGCCCGTCACCTCGTCTGGCTTGGCGTCATAGATTTCGCAGGCGAGCGTGGTGAGGCAGGCGTTCTTGCATCCGTGGGAGACGCAGTCCCCAATATCCTGCGCTGGCCCCGGCCAGCAGCCTGGGAAGACCTGCTCCACCACAACCCAAGGGGTGACGAGCTTCCCCTTGCCGATGTCCTTCAGCCCCCACTCGTAGATGACATCGCCGCCGACCGGGTCACCGCCAGTAGCGCGGATGTGATCGGCGAACCGCCTGTCACTCTCTGCATCGTCACGGCATCCGATGAGCCCACCGGCATACTGCTCACCGATGTCACCAGCCATCTAACTTCTTGGCAATGGTGTCGCAGGCCTGGATCAGCTTCGGCCTCGTAGACTCATCGACCGGCTGTACCTCTGTGCCGCCCAGCGCTTCGGAAAACGACTTTTCGATGAAGTCATCCAAGCCTGGGTACTGCCCCACCGCTTCAGCGCGGATTGCCATCTTCAGGCAGGAGGTGTGAAATACCCTGAACCTGTCGGTGTCTGACAGTTTCTTCTCTTTGTCGATCAGGACTACCCTGGCGATGCCGCGGTAGAGGTCGGCAACGTACTGCGCCTCAGAGCGAGGCATGCCGAATGCGCCGGAACCGAAGTTCATCGCCGGCATCCCGTAGATGCCGAAGCCGACCAGCGCAGCGGCCAGGATGTACCGCATCAACGCACCCCATGATTCAGCATGATGTCCAAGAGCTTTTGGCACATCACCGCGCCTTCTTGGCATCCCAGCTTTCGCAGCCTGTGGGCCATGTGCAGGACCGACTCCAAGTCCTTCTGCGTGATCTCCGACGAACTCATCGGGGCCGAAGGAGATTTGAAGAGGAGGCTCCTCATCCACGGATAGGCGAATACAAGGACCCCAATCGCTATCGCTGCAAGACGGTAGTAGTCCATCTAGGTAGTCTCCAGCTTCTTCACTACCCAGTTCACCAGATCGTTCCCGGGCTCCGTGGCGATCACTCTCTGGCACAGGGACACAAGCTCGTCGTCCAGTGTGGTCTTGGTCTGCGCCGACAACCACCGGGCAGCGCCGCTGATGTGCTCGTTCCGCTCCGCATCCGACTTCGACTTGGAAATCTTGCTTGCGTAGAGGAAGAGCGGCAACCACTCCTTCAGTGCTTGGGCCTGTTCCCATATGGTCATTTCGCAAGCCTTACGAGCGGGAGGAGTGATTCGATGGCACCGGAGGCCAGGGCCATCACAAGCGGGCGCGCCACGGGGCGCAGCATCATCCACACCGGCCATGCCCAGATGGGGACGATCTTGTCGATCAGCTCGTCGTACAGAAGCGCCACGGCCTCCATGGCGTAGGCCTTCTTGGCCTCGCCGGTTTCCGGGATGGAGTCCAGAAACGAGACGCACAGCCGCAGCAGGGCGATGAGCAGCTCGCCAAAATCAGACAGGGAGAGCCCATCAACAGCGAGGCCCTTCGCCGTCTGGACGAAGAGCATCACTTTTTCGGAGAGAATCTTCGGGCTGTCTGCCGCCGCCACGGCGGCTTCGGTAATTGTGTTCATCCCTTCAACCCCACTTGGATCACCATGCCGGTCGTTGCGCCGGTCGCAATTGGTACGACGAACTTGCTGGCGAAGAGCGCGTCTGGGAGCGGATGGAACCCCACCGTGACGGCCGTAGTGACAGCGTTCCCGCCGTCGTAGACCTGCGCGCCAGTATCGCCCTGCGAGAGAGCTGCGTGCCAGTTGATCTGGGTGCAGCCGCTGCTGGCGGCGATGTAGACGATGCCGCCGGCAAAGTGGTTGTACGGAAACCTGCCCGTGGTGCTGCCGGCAGCGGAGTTGGCGGTGACGCTAAAGTTCGGGGCAAACTCACGCTTAATTTCTACGGACATTACTTTCCCTTCTTCTTCAGTGGGTGGGCGTGCTTTTCGATGATCTGTTCTCGGCTCATGCTGGGGTTTCTTCGCATCTCGTCTTTGATGATTCCTTCACTGAGGGCCTTTCTCTTTGGCGGCACCGCACGGCCTTCGACAGTGACAGCCCCTTCAACGTGGAGATTGCGTTCTTGCGCAACCCTTTTGACATCGTCCACGGAGGAAACCCACGCCTTCGGGTCACGCCACCCCCTCTTGTCTGCCAGTCCTCCCAAGTAGTACTTGCCAGTCGGATTGATCCCGGCCTCCTTGGCTTCCTTCAAAAGCCACTTGGCCTGTCGCACCGGCATCTCGTCAAACTGCTGCTGGTTGCTCCTGCCTTCAAAGAAAGCCCGGTCGGAACCCTTGGTGCCGGGAGGGGTCTGAAGCGCGCACATCTCGGCGAACTTCTCCCCAGCCCCAGCCTCCATGGCGGTTGTCCAAATCCGCGCTGCTTCCGGTCCTCTGCTTCTTATGTGGCTTGGAACGTCCATGAGTTACTGTCCTGCTGGGGGTGGGGGGCCTTCTTGCGGAGGCTGCTCCCCGGGGGGCGGGCCAGGGGGAGGCGGGGGAGGAGGCGGAATTACATAGCGGGAAACGTCGATGTCGTTCGCCCTGCCGAAGTCCTCCATGAGCGCGTTGAAGACCTGCGGCTGACCGGCCTGGAGGAGGCCCTGCGCCACCGGCATGAGGACCTGCATCGCCTGCTGGACCTGCTCCACTTCGGTCGCCTTGTTCGGCTTGCGTGCCGACCCGGCTTCGATGCGGTAGGAGTACTCCCGAACGATGGACTCAGGGTCCTCGCCCTTAACGTGCATGGCCCACGCCTGCGCTGCCATGTTGCCCATGAGAGGAGCAACGTCTTGCGGCTCCACCAGCCAGCGCGCCATGAGGGCCTCCTTGCGGGCCACCTCGCTCATGGCGTCTTCCAAGATGTTGGCGTAATCGTCTGGGCGAACCGAAATCTGTTCGGCCTTCACGGCCGCCTCTGCGGCTGACCTGAACTGGTTTCTGGTCATGCCGTAAATAAGCTCAGTCAGGCCAACGCGCCGGTCGAAGAGCGCGGTCACCTCAGCGATGATGTTGTACATGTCCTGGGTCACCCCAGGCATTTGGAACACGCTGATCACGTCATTGACAGAGCGCCCAACGGCCTCTGAGATTTCAACGATGTTGAAGCCCTTCTCGCTTTTATCCAAAATCTTGGCTTTTAGGTCAGGGTCCGCGGCCTTTGCGACACCGATCAGAGTGGTCGAAGAGATGGCAATGCGGCTGGCGAGGAAGCTCATCGCCCAATTGATGAATTTCAACTCTCCCAACCCCGGCCGGATCAGGGAGATGGGCCATGAGTACCCGGGCTTACCATGGAGGGAGAACAGCGTGAACGGCCACCCGTTGGGCTCCAGCCAGAACGGGATCGGCCACATGACGTTCTGGAACAGCGCCGGCGGAATGCCGGTCTCGTCCACTTCCTCCTGCAATGCGGCAGGCGGGATGTTCAGCGGGAATTCAACTCCCTCCGCTACGACGATATAGCAGTACGGGCCGAGGGAGTCGAACTTGCCCTTCAGCTCCTTGTCGGCGTCCTTCAGGCGATCACCGAACCCGGTCTTGGAATAGATTTCCCAGTAGACGATCAGGTCGTTCGTCTTCCCGTTCTTCTTCTTCATCTCGTAGCCACGGTCATCCTCAGACTCTCTGGAGCCGTAGCTTTCGATGTGGCCCTTCAGGTCATCTGGGTTCAGCCCGAACTTATTGGCGACAAAGTCAATGGGATGACAGCGCTTGCGGGCGCACCACAGGATGTCATCGAACTCGTCGGCGTCGGGGTCCCAAACGAGATTGTCAACGGTGTCGTAGAAGCTGCCG